CGGCGAAATACAATGGAATGGCGGAACAACCCATGTAGCAGGAACAGAAGAAACAATAGCATTCTATGTATTTCCAGGATCAAGTGCAACTTCGGCGGCGTTAGGTGCCGCATCAGTGCCGATTGCATTAAATGCAGACGGAACAACACCAACTGCTGACAAGGTAATTCATGCATCAAGTGCCCCAACCGCAGTAGCAACCGATGGTACTTATTGGTATGATACTACTCTTGCATTAGACATATATAAAAAAGCATCAGGTGCATGGCAAAAACAAGCAGTTTCTAAATATGGAACAACTGCTCCGGCCGGTCCTAGTGATGGTGATGTGTGGATAGACACCAACGATTTAGATAATTATCCTGTTATAAAAGTTTATGATAGTGCAAATGCAATATGGACTACAAAAGATAATACAGACCAATCTACTGCTGATGGAGTAGTTTTTGCAGATTTGACACCAGATACTGGTGTTTCGGCAGGACAAAGCCCTACTAATTTTTATAGTGGATACCCAAATCCAGCAATTTATCCAGATGGTATGTTTGCTGTTAATGGAGCAAGAAGTTCATATCATGTACGAAAATACGATGAAAATGCAACATTATCAACAAGTGCTGTGGCAGCCTGGAAATGGGTAACAGCCGCAGGTAATAAAGCAAATGGTGCTGGGTTATATGGCAGAAAAAGTCAAAGAAAAGTTGTTACTACAGCGATGCAGGCCGCATTAACCTCATGTGTAGCAATAAGAGAAGAGTCGTATACATTTTCAATTATTGCATCTCCGGGTTATCCTGAGTTAGCAGATGAAATGAATACATTAGCAACAGATAGAAAAAATACAGCATTTGTTGTTATTGATCCTCCTTTCAGACTTGCAACATCAGGTGTAGCAAGTTGGATGCTAGGTACAAGTACTACAGAAAATGGTGAAGATGGATTAGTAAGTAAAACAGCATATTCTGCTGTTTATTATCCTAGTGCATATACTACCGATTTAGATGGTAATACTGTAACATGTCCAGCATCACATATTGCATTAAGAACATTTGCATACAATGATGATATTGCGTATCCGTGGTTTGCTCCGGCAGGTTTAACACGTGGTGTCATTGCTAATGCTACAAATATTGGTTACTTAGATTCAGAAGATGAGTTTGTTCCAGTAGCATTAAGTGGTGGCGACAGAGATACATTGTATCAAAATAAAGTAAACCCATTAGCAAATTTTCCAGGTCAAGGAATATTTGTTTATGGACAAAAAACATTAAATCCGACAACATCAGCATTAGATAGAGTAAACGTAGCAAGATTAATTGTTTACTTAAGAGAACGGTTAGATGTATTAGCAAGACCATTTGTGTTCGAACCAAACGACGAACTTACAAGAGCTAATGCAAAAGATGCTGTTGAAAGATTCTTAGCAGACATTTTGGCAAAACGAGGGTTATATGATTTTGCAGTTGTTTGTGATAGCACAAACAATACCCCTGCAAGAATTGATAAAAATGAAATGTATATTGATGTAGCAATTGAACCGACGAAAGCGGCAGAATTTATATACATTCCAATACGGGTTGTTAATACAGGCGACCTTTCAGCAACAAGCTGATTTCTACCTCCTTAAAGGGCCATTAACTTTAAATGGCCCTTTTTCCTTGGTTAAAAAATCTAGACAATATGATAAATAATATTAAGCTCAAAAACACTTTAGGAGTAGTCGATGGCTAATTTAAATAAGTTTGGTGTACCGCTTTCTGGTAACACAAGTGCAGTTTTGATGCCAAAACTAGCGTATAGGTTTAGGGTAACCTTTACAGGATTAGGCGGAACTGGCACGGATACAAAAGCGTTGACACGTGAAATTATAAGTGTAGGGCGTCCACAATTAACTCACGATGAAATTCAAATTGATGTTTATAACTCTAGAATATTTTTAGCAGGCAAACATACTTGGGAGCCTATTGCTATCGTAATGAGAGACGATATTAATTCGGATGTTATTACTTTATTGAATTCTCAAGTACAAAATCAAGTTGATCATTTTGAACAATCAGCGGCAGTTGCCGGTAGCCAATACAAATTCGGTTCAATTATTGAAACACTAGACGGAACAAGTAATTCATCTAGTAGCACAACGGTGCTTGATAAATGGTCATTATCAGGTTGTTTTGTTCAAAATATGCAATGGGGCGAATCAAATTATGCAACTAGTGAACCAGTTCAACTTACAATGACAGTAAGATTCGATAATGCAGAGCACTTGGTAGGTGAAACGAATACGTTGAACGCTCAAAATATTACTTCAACAACATTAAATCAATCTACTGCTACATCATAATAATTGAGGTCGTTGTATGCCAGTTAGTTCAATTTTGCGTAACTATGCAGATATTGCTTATTCCACTCAGAATGATGGTGGCCCTCTAACAGCGGTGCCCCGTCAAAAATTTCAATTTGTAATTGAATTTAAGTCAACAGTAACAACTCTTCAAGATCAATTAGATAAATTAAAATTAGTAATACGATCTGCTGAATTACCGAGTTGGTCATTTGATTCTCAAACATTAAATCAATATAACAGAAAACGAGTTATTCAAACAAGGGCAAATTTCCAACCTGTTACTATCACATTTATGGATACAAGAGATAATAAATGGCAGAATGTTTTTAAAGAATATCTTAATTATTATTATAAAGATGGCCGAACATTTGGACATAATTTTGAAACATCTGATACAGTACAAGAATATGCAACAACAGATAACTTTGGTTTAAAATCACCAAAAGAAACTAGTTCAGGATCGTTTGAACGATACTTTTTTAGTCAAATAAGAATGCATCGAGAATATGGCGGTGTTGGTGCTCCAACACAAGAATCTGTTACACTTTTTAATCCTGTTATAACTACATGTAGTCACGATACTCTTGATTATTCTGATTCAAGTCCGGTTACCTGGAATGTCCAATTTGCATATGAAGGTATTACATATGATGATGGTTGGGGTGAACGAAACATGTCAAATTTGGGTAGTGATATTTCCTCATTCGTAAAAAATGCAGGATCTGCATTAAGTTCTTTAGGTGGTAGATTGGGATTCTAATATGGCATATAAATCTGAAACAGCATCAACGATATCAGCAAATACCGGATTAAGTAGAGCCCAAGAAATTAGAGCAACTTTAGGCGATGATTCAGTAGAATTTGATAGTAGATTAATTGGTGATTTAACATCTGCAACATTTGATTTTTTACCAACAGAACATGATATTGTAGTTGGTGAATTGCAAGGTGCGGGTATTTCTAAATTAGCAAGTAAAACATTGGCCTTTGAAATATTAGCATTGGCAAAATATTATAATAAAAAATACGACGAGTTTTTACCACTCATCGATGTAAATGGTCTTGATCTTACCGATGATATTATTACAACATTAAATACTACTAGAGCTTCAAATAACCAATTAGGAAGGCAAAACGTATCAATAAATGAATATGTTTCTAGACAAGTAGTAGATTAATGGCAACAAAATATCAACAAGGACATTTTAGTCCCCAAAATCCAGATAAGTATATCGGAAAACATGAACCTATATATAGATCAGGATGGGAATTAGCATTTATGCGGATGTGCGATAATCATCCGAATATATCTAAATGGGCATCAGAAGCACAACAAATAGAATATATGAATCCCTTTACGGGCAAACGATCTAGATATATACCTGACTTTTTTATTGTTTACACTGATAAAGAAGGAAAAAACCATGCAGAAATTATAGAAATAAAACCATATAAACAAGCAGAGATAAAAGAAGCAAGATCAAAATCAGATAAAGCAAAAGTTGTATTAAATATGGCTAAGTGGGAAGCCGCCAAACAATGGGCAAATAAAGCAGGTATACGATTTAGGGTTGTTACTGAACATGAAATATTTCATAAAATGAAAAAGAAAAAACAAAAATGACTAAAAAACTCGAAGAAACATTTAATCTTCCTAGCATTTCTGAAATAAGCCAGAATGACATTAAAGATATGCAAAATAATAATTTTGCAGACGGTGTATTACCATATCCTGTTTTTGATAAAGAAAAAGAAGCGTTATCACTTGCAGATAAGATAGATAAAGCATTACCTGCCGTTAAAGATATAAACACAAGCGACGAAGATATGGATAGGTATGCTGATAAGGCAGAAAAAGCATTTGAAGATTTAATGGATTTAGGTTTTAATGTAGAGGATAGAAATGCTGGACATATATTTGCATCGGCCCAAACCATGTTAAAAAATGCTATAGAAGCAAAAAATTCAAAATCAGATAGAAAATTAAGGGCAATAGAGCTACAACTTAAGAAACTTAGATTGGATCAAAATGAATCCAAAAATGCAAGTTATGAACACGTAATTGATGCAGATCATATCGTAAGTGACCGTAATTCTCTCATTAATGAGCTTACAAAAAAACTAATAGATGATAAATAATTAAAACACATTTCAAGGATTTAGATTATGACATATCAAAACTCAGCTCAAATGCTTCGTAAGTAT